CTACGAGGAGTACGACGGCTTTGAGGATAGAGGAGAGCTTAGTTTCCCTAACCTGCCACCCAATCAATGGTACATGGTTGACCTGTTCCCCGGATTTAATTTTAATCTTCGTGGTAGTGCTTATCGAAGCGATAGCGTTACACCTCTTGGGCCAAACAAGGTTCTTATTGAGTTTCGCGGCTATGGTCTTAAAAAGGATACCCCAAAAGAACGTGCGACTCGTATCAAGCATCACAACTCTATTTGGGGTCCGTTCGGACGTAACCTGCACGAAGACCTTATTGGTGTAGCTGGTCAGGGTACAACAATGCGCGAGGGAACAGAACCTCGAAACATCCTACACGGACGACATGAGAATAGCACTATTCACGATGAAGTTGGCATGAGACACTACTACGCAGAGTGGAGTAAGTGGATGGGATTAGATGCGAGTAAGTCTTGGCAACTAGCGGCGTAGTCATGTTCTGTGTTATTGCGGCTAACCTCGTTGAGGTGAAGGCTGTTGTACACTCCACACACAAGTGGTTTTCTCACTGTCACGTATCTATAACGGAACACGGGTTCGACAATCCTGATGCGAATTGTTTCTGCGTTGAAATGGATAAAGAGAATGACTGATACAGAAAAGCCCGTAGCCGTAAGCATCACTGAAAACAGTTTTGAACTGATACTTAGAATACTGGGCAACGAGTTCATTGCCATCCGAATAGGGTCAACAAACTTTAGCGGCAAATTGATAGCAGGTAGCATACTGTTGTTGTTCTTTACCTTCATGCTGCTAGAGGTTTTTGGATTATCTAGGATACTAGGTATTGAATAATGGCTACAAAGCTAAACGAGAACACAGAAGTTGCGCTACCCCTACGTAACATCATAAGTATGGTGGCTGCTGCTAGTGTAGCAACATGGGCATACTTTGGTATCATAGAACGTCTGAACCAGATAGAAACAAACATCACAATGATGGAAGCTGATTTGGGCCAGAACACAGAGTTTCGCATTAAATGGCCCCGTGGGGAAATGGGTAGCCTACCTGCCGACAGCGAACAGTTTATGCTTATCGAACATCTGGCAAATGAGTTGGATGATTTGTCTACACAGATAGACGAGGGCAAAGCCCCCTACGACCAACAGCAGAAGCTAACCCTAGAGTTCTACGAGAAGCGATTAAACGCCCTAGAAGAAAACTTAGAGAAAATAAGAAATGGAAATCATTAAAACCATAACTCTTATCTTGTATATGGGCGGTGACGTTTCTGAACACACGGCATTTGAAAAGATATCAAAGTGCTTAAAAGCTAAAAGAACCATAGAAAGGAACTTGTACAAGAAGAGCCAGACAGTGCGATACTCCTGTGAGAATAAGACTGTTGAAGTATCCAAAAATGCAGACGGCTCCAACTACATAGTTCGCATAGTAGAATGATAGAGTTTGTTCTTTCCGTTTATCTAAACTCACAACTAATAGACAGAACCCAAGTATTTGAAGACATGGACAGGTGTCTTTATTTTGCCCGTAGATTGTCTAGTCAACGCCCTGTTCCATTACCAGAGGGGGGTAGTTCAAGAATAACCGCAATTTGCAAACCACAACCAAAACGAAAGTAACCTAATGATTGCAGAAACACTCGCAGGTATAGCCCTTGTGAAGAGTGCAGTAGACGGTATCAAATCTGCAATAGGAACCGCCAACGACATTGGAGACATAGCAGGTTACATAGATAATCTGTTCGAGGGTGAAAAACAGGTACAACAAACCCGCAATAAAAAGGCGGGTAGCGTAGGTCTAGGGGACCAGTTTGGTGTAGACACTGTTGCCCGTGAAGTCATTGATGCACGTATCGCTGCAGAAAAACTCCAAGAAGTAGCCACAATGGTTGACATGAGGTTTGGGCCGGGAACTTGGAAGGGCATCGTAGCTGAAAGAGCGAAACGTATCCAAGCCGCAAAGGAAGCTGCCGCCGCCGCACGAAGAGCAGAAATCCTACGACAAGAAGAAATGATGGATAACATCAAGGTAGGGTTTGTGATAGCAATGGTTATTGCAGTCGGCTTTGGACTCTTTATAGCTTTGATGATTTCTACCGCATCAGGGATTGTCAATTAAATTCTTGACTAAACTTCAAAATTCGTATATAATACTTTTGAAGGGAATACCATGAAACAACTTGCAATAGACGCACTACGTCATAGATACGAGGCACAGAAAAAAAGTGCAAAATATACTCTCACAAATTACCTCCAAAATCCAACAGCTATTGGGGAGCATCCAGACCTTCTTGCGGAAATGGATAAGGCTCTTGGAAGTTGGGAAGAAGCAAATAGTAGGCTTGAGGCATTGGATGAAATCACGGATGACAGATATCCGTCCCTGTTTGATTAGACAGCTAGGCTGGGCTTTACTCTCAATGGGTAAGCCCTTTACTTGTATCGGCAACTGGTTTTGGAAAAAGCACCGCACAGTACTAGACTGGAACAAAAAGTGATACGTCACCAACTGTTAAAGCCAGTTGATTTAAGAAAAACAAAGTTCCTACCAGTGTACAAAAAAGAAGACCTAAAGCTTTTACGAACTCTACCCAGTGGTGTCAAACAGTACAAACTAAGACAAAAGAAGAGCAAACCAAACCATGACATTTCTTGAACTAATAAATGCTGTTCTACGCGAAGTCAACGAAGTTGAACTCACAACAATTGGTTCGAGCAGAGGCATACAGACCTCTGTAAAGGACTTCATAAACAAATCCCAACGTGACATTATAAACTCTGAAGTTCAGTGGCCTTTTACTATTGTTTCTACTTCTTTTACCACAACTGCAAGCACAGCAGAGTACACCCCACCTGCTGCGGCAAAGACAATAGACTTTGATACCTTTACTGTTCAAGAGTCTGCAACTACTGCAGAAAGAACTTTAAAGTATGTATCATTTAATGAATACATTGAAAGTTTAAATGAAACAGACACTAACCCAACAGGGGATAGTGAAGGTCTTCCCCGGTTCGTTTATCAGACTCCTGATGAAAAAATAGGTTTGTCCCCGGTTCCTGATGTAGCTACCTACACTGTTCGTTATTATTACTACGCGACACATTCAGACATGGTTGCAGCAACAGACACACCTGCTATACCTGAGAGATTTCACGACGTTATCGTAAACCGCGCTCGTTACTACACTCACATGTTACGTTCGGATACTCAGTTTTCACAGCTTGCATTGAGAGATTACGAACAGGGTTTGAACCGTATGCGTGTCGAACTTATCAACCGTAAGGACTACATGAGAGCCGTTTAATGCCAGATACTTCACTACAGAGTCCCTATGTTGTACGTCTAGGTGGTGGTCTGGTTCTTGATAAAGATACCTTTTCTCTACCTCAAGGGGCTGCAATACAGTTAAAAAACTTTGAGCCTGACATAAACGGTGGCTACCGCCGTATAAGTGGGTTCTCTAAGTTTGACTCTGCACAGGTTGGGAGTTCAACCAGTACAATTCTTGGTGTTCATATATACAAAAACCAAGTGATTGTTGCACAGGGAACATCTGTATTTAAGAGTTCGGGTAGCGGCTACACAAGTATTGACACAGGCCGCACCAGTGCCGGGCGATACAACTTTGTAAATTACAACTTCAACGGCACTGACAAGATGATTATGGTGGATGGTGCCAACCTCGCATCCATATTTGACAACTCATCTGTGAGTGACATAAGTGCATCCGGCAGACCTGCAGACCCGAAATTTGTAGAGATATTTAGAAGCCACGCTTTTTACGCTGGCATGTCTGCTACCCCTCAAGAACTTATATTTAGTGTCCCCTTTGACGAAGATGACTTTACAGGGGGTTCGGGTGCAGGGTCTATAAAAGTAGACGGTGTTATCGTAGGTATAAAAGTCTTCCGTGAAAACTTGTTTGTTTTTTGTGAAGATTCAATCTTTAAGATAACAGGCTCCAGCCTTTCGGACTTTGCCGTAGTTCCTGTAACCAGAAAGATTGGTTGCGTAGACGGGTTCAGTATTCAAGAGATATCAGGTGATATTGTTTATCTTGCTCCCGACGGTTTGCGAACCATTGCTGGTACTGAAAGAATTGGTGACGTTGAACTTGGAACCATATCCAAACAAATTCAGCCTCGCTTAGACAACGTTACAACTGACCGTATATCATCCCTTGTAATCAGAAGCAAAAGCCAATACAGACTTTTCTTTCCCGGCGACTCTCAAGCTGTAGGTTCTGCTTCAGGAATTATAGGAGTTATAAAGTCCGGTGTAGAGGGCGGTGTTGGATGGGAGTACGCTGACATAACAGGAATGAAACCTGCGTGTTGTGCTTCAGGGTTTATTAGTGGGACTGAAACCATAGTTCACGGTGGGTACGACGGGTACGTATACAAACAGGAAGACACATCAAAGTTCGACGGAACAAACATATCTGCTTTGTATGAGTCCCCCGCTTACACAATGGGGGATGTTGGCATCAGAAAAATGATGCAAAGAATTATCTGGAACTACAATAACGAGGGTCCGGTTGATTCAGACTTCCGCATCAGGTATGACTTTGGCTCTACTAGCGTACCCCAACCCAATCCTTACCCACTTACTATTGGTGGTTCATCTGCCATCTACGGAACTAACGCATACGGAACAGCCGTTTACGGTTCATCAGGGGAGCCTATCGTTCGACAGAGTATTGAGGGTAGTGGATTTACCGTGTCTGTTCGTTTAGACGATGCGGATGGTGCCGACCCAATTTCAATCAAAGGATACCAACTGGAATTTACTCCGGGTGGAAGGAGATAAAACATGGCAGGTTACACCCGTCAATCGACATTTACTGATGGTGACGTTATCACCGCTGCACACAGTAACGATGAATTTAACCAAGTACTTGCAGCCTTCGTAAACACATCTGGTCACAAACACGACGGCACGGCAGCAGAGGGTCCAGTCATTGGTTTGATTGGAGACCCCGGTGTTGCCACGCCTCTAAACAAGGTTGTTGTTGACAATACAAACAATCGTGTAGGTGTGTTTGTAGATGCTGGTGGTGCAGGTTCTACAGTAGAACAGGTTCGTTTTCAAGACGGGGCAATTGTTCCCGTAACGGACAACGATGTTGACTTGGGAGCATCCGGTACAGAGTTCAAGGACTTGTACGTAGATGGCACTGCTCATATAGATGCTATTAACTTTAACGGTACAGCTATCTCTGCTACTGCAGCAGAGTTGAACATCATGGATGGCGTAACAGCTACAACAGCAGAACTTAACTTGACAGATGGCGGCTCTACTGTAGGTACAACAGCCGTAGCTGGTGGGGATGGTCTTCTTACTAACGATGGCGGCACGATGCGCCAAACAACTGTGGATACTTTTGATACCTACCTTTCTCAAACAACCAAAACCCTCACTAATAAAACTCTTACAACACCTACAATAACAACTCCTGTAGTTAATGCTGGATTACAACTTAAAAATGGTGCAACAAGCGCAGGATTTGCAGAGTTTTTTGAAGATAGCGATAATGGTACAAATAAAGTAACTTTGATTGGTCCTGCTTCAACTGCAGATGTAACAGTTACACTACCTGCTGCTACAGATACATTAGTAGGTAAGGCTACAACAGATACGCTAACAAATAAAACCCTGACAAGTGCAGTGCTTAACGGTTCAATAAGTGGAACTTCCATTAAAGATGAAGATGATATGTCTTCTGACAGTGCCAGTCATCTTGCTACCCAACAATCTATTAAAGCATATGTAGATGCAGAAGTAGCAGCACTTCCTTCTGGCGATATAACAGGAGTAACTGCAGGAGCAGGACTTACTGGGGGTGGTACTAGCGGTGCAGTTACGTTAGACGTTGTAGGCGGTACAGGAATTACTGCTAATGCTAATGATATAGCTATAGATGCTACTGTAGCTACACTTACAGGTACACAGACATTAACAAACAAAAGTATTACTGCTCCTATACTAACAGGTTCCGCATCAGCAGCAGGTTCTATACTATTTAAAGAAGATACAGATAATGGTACAAATGCAGTAACCCTTATTGGACCTGCAGCTACAGCAGACGTAACTGTTACCTTACCTGCAGCCACAGATACCCTAGTCGGTAAGGCAACAACAGACACGCTTACAAACAAAAGCATCGATGCGTCTCAGCTTACAGGAACAGTAGCTAATGCAAGACTAGATGCACAGCTTCAAGATGTAGCTGGATTAGCAGTAACAGATGGTGGCTTTATTGTAGGTGATGGGTCTAACTTTGTCTTAGAGACTGCCGGAACCGCACGTACTTCACTAGGACTGGGAACTGCAGCAGTTACCGATACAGGAACTTCTGCTGGTAATACTGTGGTTTTGGATGGGTCAGCCAGATTACCAGCAGTAGATGGGTCACAGTTAACTAACTTACCATCTGCAGGTGCAACCGCTGGCTTTGCAGTCGCAATGGCAATTGCATTATAACCTTGACTGCAAAACATTAATACTGTATACTATACAGAGGAGACAAAATGGCACAGGATTTTGAAAGAAACATTACAAGGAATGTTGGTACAGGCGCAGTAACATTGCGTACAGCTAACTCTGATGATGCGCTTATTGGTATCAATATTGCTAATGTTACAACAACACAGATTCTAATGGATGTGTTTATTAATGATGGGTCTAATGACTACTACATTATTAAAGATGCACCTATCCCTGTAGGTTCAGCCTTGCAGGTATTAGATGGCGGTGCAAAGATTGTAATGCAATCAAGTGATGTACTTAAAGTACAAAGTGATACTACAGCAAGCGCAGATGTTTGGGTCTCTGTAGTTGACACTATCAGTTCATAAGGAATAGAGTATGCCGTATATTGGTCAGAAAGTTCCGGGTTCCTACCAAGCTACTAAAGCTGTGCAACGCTTTAATGGTGACGGTAGCGATACCACATTTACATTGACTACAACAGTATCTTCTGTGCAAGACGTACTGGTATCAGTTGATGGTGTCGTACAGGACACAGCAGCCTACACTATTCCTGATGGAACCACACTCACATTCACTGCTGCCCCTTCCTCTGGAACAGGTAACATCTTTGTAAATTACCTAGCACCTCAAGCTAGTACGATTACACCACCCGCTGAGAACAAGGGTAACTTCAAGGCTGGTGGTTTGTTCCGTACCAACGCACAATCCCTCACAGCAAATACAACCATCTTAGCTACAGAGAACGCCAACGTAACTGGTCCGTTTACTGTGGCTAGTGGTGTTACATTAACCGTTGAAAGCGGTGGGACATTGGTGACGCTATGAGTACATTAAAAGCAGATACCATACAAAGCACAGGCGGTGGTGCGGCTACGCTGACTAAACAAATAGCAGTTAAATCTTTTACCACATTTGCTGGTGACGGAACAGCTATACGAGATAGTTTTAATGTTGCTAGTTTGGTTGACGATGGAAGTGGTATCTCTTCTCACAATTTTACTAACAGTATGTCTAACACTCACTACACCAGCAGTTCGGCAGGGTCATATATAAATGACACTAACAACTATGAAACATACTTGGGGATAAACTATAACAATAACTTATCTTCAACAAGGACAACAGGTCAAAATCATATAGGGTTTTGGGATTCCTCATTTGCTGACCCGAATAACGATGCCTGTTGTTCAGTCATAGGAGACCTAGCATGAGTAAGATACAGGTAACGAATATCAATGACCTGTCTGACAATGCGTCTCTGGTCACAGATAATGGCGGTATTAAAACCGATAAACTGACTGGCAAGACTGCGGCTGCAAGCGTGACTGTTACTGATGGTTCTGTAACAATGAAGTTACAAGACGGCTTGGCAGTAGTAGGAATTTATTATGACCTCACTAATAACACTAACCAACAATCATGGAATGTAGCTAGTGTCACAGACCACGGAACAGGAAACCAACAAATCTTTTATACTAACAATATGACTGGTAACGCTATTTCTGTTTATTTGTGTTCAAATGGAAATTCTGGAAATGGTGAAATATTTGGAAGTGGCAGTAATTCTCATTATCAACGAGTAAGAGATAATACAGAAAATTTAGTTGACTCAACCCAGACCTGTAGTTCGGTACACGGAGACCTAGCATAATGGCACTAGGAAAGATAAAAGCAGATACCCTAGAACACAGCACCGCTGGCACGGTTGATACGCAGTTTGTTGTGAATGGTAGTGTTAAAGCGTATGCCAACCAAGATAATGGAACATCCTTAAATAAAAGTCTTAATATCTCATCACTAACTGACAATTCAACAGGGCGTTATGAGTTGGCAATAACAAATGCTTTTACAGATGCTAATTTTGGTCAAATGGTTTGTGCGGGGCCAGCAAAAGAAGCTAATTGCAACATTGATACTGGTCATAACACTGCTGCAATAATGGCATCTCGTATATATAGAACTGATTCAAGTGCTTACGTTGATTCAGGGGACTGTAATTATTATGGTGTGGGAGACTTAGCATAATGCAGACACCAGAGTTTCAAGGTACACACCTATTTGACAGACTATGCTGGGCGAAGGAAAACCTAGACGGTGTACAATCTGACTATCGTGTAGTGTATGAAGACAAGATAGACGAGTGTGCAAAGATACTTGTACCTGACCCGAATTGGATGGCTTGCGCTTTGCAGGGCGGTATCCTACCACCAGTGCAGGTATATTGGGAACTAGCTAAAGATGAGGCCGAAGAGGGCTTTACGAAACATACTAGGGGTTATTTGCTCCATAACACAAAGCCTGTAGAGGCGATGACCGAAGAGCAAGCAATTGAATATCTCATAATGAAGGACTGCCCACAGCATGTGTGGCGCAATTGGAATGAGGGCAACAAACCTAAGATGGTTATATGCCGTAAAGAACAGTTACCAAGCACACGTGAGTGGCGCAATGCTTGGAAGATAACTGAGGAACTTAGCGTCACTGAATTAGCCGCATAAGGAGAAACCTAATGGCAACAACATACATCGTAGACAAGGACGGGAATCAGATTGATG